GCTCGTGCAAAACGGACGGCAGTTCCAAGTTGTCCTGTACGGTTGGGATAAATTTGGTGGTCGTGTATTAGGAGACATCATAGTCAATGGACAAAGTGTTAGACAGGGTTTGATAGCCAATGGCTTTGCCCGTGAATACTACGGTGATGCCAAACAGAGTTGGTGTAACTAACGGAGCGAACTATGAGAAATATCTTAATAGCAATATCTATTGTAACACTAAGTGGCTGTGCTTCGATCAAAGAAATGATCCCCAGTTTCTGGGATGATAATCAAAGTGCAAAAATAATAGATGTACGTGTTTCTTCAGAGAGGTTAGACTGCACTCAGCCACACTTACCACAGGTTTTAAAGATACAAGAAGACCTACGATGGTTTGAATTATACAGCAAAGGCAAAGGTTGGCGCCAGAATGATGTTTTAAAACTGATTGCTCCTATGCAAGAAACTGTCAATGATTTTGTAAAAAGAAGCAGAGAACAACAAGGCACTGTGGCCTACTGTGAAATCAAGAAGCGTATTATGATTACACAGTCCAGCAGAGCCGCTGAAGCAGTTTTAGGGAGATTTTAAATGATTGAACAACTACAACAGTTAACACAATGTGGAAGACCTTGGGCTGCCGAACGTGCAAATTTAGCATTAATGATCTGTGAACAATATCAACAAGGCCAGTTTTCAGAAAGTGAATACAAAGAATTAATGCTGGATCTTGTTCGCTCAGATCGATTAGACAGCGAAGCCGATGACATAGAAGTTAAAACAATGTTAGTAACAGCAGTCTATGCCGTTGCTCAGGTTGTTTGAAAAACAGTCTTCAACGCATCAATTAATTCATACATCATAGCATCATCATGAAACGGAGTGGGAGCAAATCGCAATCGCTCCGTTCCCACATCAACTGTGGGAAAATTGATAGGCTGTACGTAGATATTAAAGTCTTCCAACAGTTTATCGCTCATGGCCTTACAACGTTTGGCTTCTCCTACTAACACAGGAACAATGTGTGTTGTGGAACACTCCATGACAGGTAATGAGTTTTCTTTTAACAATTCTTTTAAACGTGTTGCACGTTTTTGATGACGCTGTCTCACCTCGTTGTGCTCTTTGAGATATTTTATTGCTGCCAATGCACCAGCACAGCTCACAGGACTCATAGATGTAGTAAAGATAAATCCTGCAGATATAGATCTAACAGCATCGATTACTGTGCTGTCGCTGGCAATATATCCGCCCTGTACTCCAAAGGCCTTTCCTAATGTGCCATTGACTATGTCAATTCGGCTTTCTAATCCCAGTTCCTCTACTTTGCCACCGCCTCGGGTTCCGTACAGGCCCACAGCATGAACTTCGTCGATGTAAGTGATAGCACCGTACTTGTCTGCGAGATCACAGATCTCTTTGATAGGACTCACATCCCCGTCCATAGAATAAACTGATTCAAATACGATGCAAGAAGTATACCCTTGGCACTTAGATTTTTTCAAACACTGTTCAAGATGTTCTAAATTATTATGTTGAAAAACCTGTTTAGATGCTCTGCTGTGGTTGATACCCACAATAAGACTGTTGTGATTGTTGCTGTCTGAAATAAACTCAATGTTTTCTATGATTTTACTAAGTGCAATTAGAGTCCATTCGTTGGCCACGTAGGCACTGCTAAACAGCAATGCCTTGGGTTTACTGTGCAAGTTTGCTATTTCGTGTTCAAGAGCAACGTGATAATGACTGGTTCCACCTATGTTACGAGTACCTCCAGAACCTGATCCTGTTTGATCCAAGGCTGTGTGCATGGCATCTATAACAACTTTGTGCTGTCCCATACCTAAGTAATCATTGCTACACCAATTGGTAATTTCTTTGATGTTATAAGGACCGTACCAAATAGAGTTAGGAAACTTTCCTCTCTCACGTAAAATATCGTTAAAAACTCGGTATTTTCCCGATTCTTTCAGGGATTTTATTAAATTTTCAAATGGTTGTTTATCTATCATAGCAGTCATATTTAACGATAAATATCATTGGAGAAATAATAGTATTCTTGACTTTATGAAACGACAGGGTCAAGAAGACGAACTAAACACTATCAGAAGGTTAGGCGGATTATAATGCGAGCAACAGAAATAATTAGAAATTTATTAGATATAATCGATGCTGTAGACAAACCACCTATCACTGCACAGGTATCATTGTTAACCCCTGCAGAAAATACACCAATGAATCAAATTCAAGATTTGCTGAACAAAGAACAAACAGAATTTGAAAATTCCCCAAATGAACAATATGCGGATGTTAACTCTGTGACAACTAATGCAGGTGGCGGGTTAAACGGGCCTAAACATATCGACGATATTCGTGGAACTACTACAAGAATATATGGGGATAACTAATGGCCACAATAAACTATTGGGGACTGTCCGGCATTAAAGATTCTGTAACTGTTGCATTAACTGTAACTATCGATGATTTAATAACAGCCATAGCCGCAGATGAGGGTTTATCGACTCAATATTATACAATCAGCCTGTTGAATAACCCGAGTGTAAACGATTTAATATACGGTGACAGTTCATCTACATTGGCAGACCTTGGTATAGTAGACGGCGATACTGTTCTTTGCACTACAAATCAATCAGGATCAAAACAAGACAGACAAATACAAAAACTCGAGATAGCCGCAGTTGCTCGTGCCGCAGACGGTAATTTGAGAACAACCTACGACATCACAGAATTACCAACTCGATACAGTGGTAACGAAGTCATAGATAATCCCAATGTAGGTGGTCTCGTAGCAGGTCGTCCTTGGAGTTAAACCGTGGATAAAAAAATTGCATTATATAGAGACGGTGTTCCAACCTTTCAAACATTATCTACTACTACGACCAGCGCACAAAGCACAGCCATCAATGCACATAGGATAATGATCGTTACCTCAGATCCGCACTTTATTGCGTTTGGTTCAAACCCAACAGCAGATACATCAAGTTTTGTTCTTCCGGCCGATACACCGTTACAGTTTAATTTTGTCAGCGGCGAAAAAGTTGCAGCAAGAACACACTCAGGCAACGGTCATTTAACTATCGTTGATTTAGATGTGTAAAATAATACTTGGACAAAAAATGATCATAATCTCAGAATCAGCAAAAGAAAAAATAAAAGATTTACTCTACGAAGAAGGCAATCCTAAACTATCTTTACGCACATTTGTTCAAGGCGGTGGATGCAGCGGATTTAGTTACGGTTTTACTTTTGATGAGGAAATCAATGAAGATGATTTTGAAATATCGCTTGACGAATTCAAAGTTTTAGTAGACAGTATGAGTATGCAATATCTACAAGGTGCAGTAATAGACTATTCAGAAGAGCTAATGGGCTCACAATTTACCATAAAAAATCCTAACGCAGTTACAACATGCGGGTGCGGATCAAGTTTCGGAGTATAATATAAATGACAAAGCAAATTATTGATATTGGTGTACAGGGCAATAACGGCACCGGCGACAGTATTCGAGAATTGAGGTGTCTCGGAAGGAAAAATGGAATATAGAAAATATATAAACATCGTAGAAGCAGCCAACAAAGGCTGTCCCATCGCTACCTATGACATTGATGTGAATCTAAAAAATAGACAGAAGGCCATAGACGAATATCACTACGGTCCTGCTAATCCAGACGAGCCAGAAAGTTATTGGAAGGAAGCCGCCAAGCGTTGGGGAATAACTGAAAAGACTGCTCGCACAATGAAGTGCGGAAACTGTGCTGCCTTTGATGTATCAGACAAGATGTGGAAGTGTATCGAGGATGGTATCAAAGGTGATAGCAAAGAAACTGATGCTATGGCCACAATACATAAAGCAGACTTGGGTTACTGTAACTTCCTACATTTCAAATGCGCAGGTGATCGTAGTTGTACGGCTTGGGTAACAGGCGGAGCCATAGACAACAAGGATAGAACACAATGAATATGAGAGACCTAATTAACATTGCTGAAGGTAAATTCCGTAGCAAAGACAGAGAAGATTTTAAACCTAATGACGATCAATTAGACGATCTTAAATCACGGTTTCTACCCGACTGGGAAATGTTAGATCATAAATATCTACAGGCCAAATATGTGGCCAAAGATCATCGTCATGCTCTTGAGTTTGTAGCATTCATTAACAAATTATCAGAGAAAATGGATCACTTTGCTGAAGTTATACAGGATGTTTCTGAAGTTACAGTAAAGACATCAACCTTTGACGTTAAAGGTTTGACTATCTTAGACTTTAAGTTGGCTCTGTATGTAGATCATTATGCTGAAAAAAATGACATAGAACAGGTACGTATGCAGGGTAACTTTGGTATGCACGAGGAATCAATCTGTCCTGGTTGCGGCGGCCCTATTGTATCAGAAGATCAGTTAGAAGAAGGCAAGAAAGATGCCTGTTACTACAAGGTTAAAAACAGAGTAAAAGTGTGGCCTTCGGCCTATGCGTCGGGGCAATTGGTTCAATGCCGTAAAGGCAAGGAATCTAAAAAGAAATGAGAATCAACGAAATACTCACAGAAGACCTACGCAAATGGTTCAAAGAAAAGTGGGTTCGTTTTGGACCTGATGGTAAGATTCGAGGCGACTGTGCCAGGGGCAGTAAAAAAGAAGGTAAACCCAAGTGTTTGCCACAGGCCAAAGCACACGCTCTGGGTAAAAAAGGCCGTGCTTCAGCAGCGGCCCGTAAACGTAGAGAAGATCCCAATCCAGAACGCAAGGGCAAAGCCATAAATGTTGCCACCAAAAAGTAAAGGAGCGAACGATGGAAAACATCATAGACGACAATGATGCATATTTTAGACTAAAGGGCGAATGCCACTATTGTAAACATTCGGCTCATTGTGGACACAATTGCGTAGACGAAACCTGCGACCACTGTTCAGAATGTGGCTGTGTAACTTGCAAAGCGCAATCGGAAAAAGATCTCGGATACAACTGAAATGTTTCGCAGACATAATGTAACACTTATGTCAAATCCTATTTGTAGTAAAGCAGTAGAAGGTATAGAAACACAAGACTTTCAGTACTACGACAAGGATGGATTTGAATTAAGTGTTGCTGAACAGAGGTTTTATTCGGCAATGGGTTATCCTATTTGGCATAGAATATTAAATCATGCCTGCTGGCAGGAACCCTGGTTTGAACTTGAAAGGTCTGATCTTAATTTAATACTTGACCACAGTATGTTTCTCTGTCGTTGTAATTACGAACAGGCTGCAGAGGAACAGTTAAAACAGTTAAGAAAAATCGTGCCCACAGCAGATTATCTACTACAGACTAAAAAGAAATGGGGATTTGATTTTGCGCTTGATGCTGTCACTGACAGTGGTGTTGCCTATGAAGTACTGCATGTCGAATACGATAACTGCGAATACGATGAGTTTAAAAATCGTATGATTACATTTGAATGGGCTGTTAGACATACAGACTGGCAAGACTGTGCCCGCCGTGTTTGGCAACAGAGAGATCAATGGCAACCATTAACTGGTTTTAAACAAAATGATTGGAAAGCAGAGTTTATTTTAGGTTGGAAGAAATCAGAATACACAGAAAAAAGTCTATGACTGCACAATTCTTTCGTAGATTTCCCGCCAATTTTTTACTTTAGGATAAACAGTATCTGCATCCATATTATGACCGTGTTCCATTAGCAAGGGTTTGAGCCCAAGATCTAATCCCACTTGACAGTTGTCAATTTTGTCTTCAATCCACCACAGTCCGGAATCCTTATATGGTGCCAATGCCTCATCTTTGTCTGCACCTGTGTCAAGGAACACAAATTTTTCAAAGGCAGTTTTTCCAAATAACTTACGCAGATTCATTCGACGCAGTTCCTGCGCATTTTCGTCTTTGCTTAGACTTGTGATAGCATGAAATACATAGCCATGTTCTTCGTGTAGACGCTTGATGTAGTACATGGCATCACGTAAGGGCGGAAGAAAACCAATGGCTGCCGATTCATTGAAAATTTTAATTAACTTTTTACCCTGTTCTTTGTCAATTCCGTAGCGTTTGCCAATATCGTATTTGAGTTCACCACCATCAACTTTGGTAAATCCGTGTTGTAGCATCCAAATATCAAAGGCATATTCCCAGTCAAGACATGCACCATCTACGTCAGTTAAGATAAGTTTGTTTTTCATACTGTTATTATACACGCATATTATAGTTTTGTCAACCAATGCTGCTCTGCCATAAATACTGGACACATATTAGGAGAAGCAAAATGGAACCAACACACTCACAGACAGCAGATAGAAAATGGCTCACATATCGTTTACAACAAGATTGGGCTACCAATGATAGATGGAGTGGGGTCAAAAGGCCCTACACAGCAGAGGATGTAGTGAATCTACAAGGTTCACGAGTTTATCCAGATCAGTTTGCTGTCGATCAAGCCAAAAAACTATGGCGACTCTTACACGAAGAACCATATGTCAATACCCTGGGTGCCTTAACAGGCATGCAGGCCCTACAGCAGGTCAAAGCAGGATTAAAAGCCATATACCTTTCAGGATGGCAGGTAGCAGGTGATGCTAATCTCGCAGGCGAAATGTATCCTGATCAGAGTTTGTATCCAGTAGACTCGGTGCCTGCGGTAGTAAATAGAATAAACAATACATTCCGCAGAGCAGATCAGATACAGTGGATGGAACAAAGCGGAGACCGAGATTTCTTCGCACCTATAGTCGCTGATGCTGAAGCAGGCTTTGGTGGTGTGTTAAATGCTTTTGAACTGATGAAAGCCATGATCGCGGCGGGTGCCGCAGGCGTACACTTTGAAGATCAACTGGCATCGGTGAAGAAGTGCGGACACATGGGTGGCAAGGTTCTTGTACCGACTCGCGAAGCCGTTAATAAACTCGTGGCAGCAAGATTAGCCGCAGACGTTGCCGGTGTTCCAACACTGGTCATTGCTCGTACTGATGCAGAAGCCGGTGATCTTATTACTTCTGACATAGATGAAAATGATCGTCCGTTCTTAACAGGCGAACGCACAGTGGAAGGATTTTATCGTACACGCAACGGTTTTGATCAAGCAGTGAGCCGAGCCATAGCCTATGCGCCTTATGCAGATCTTGTATGGTGCGAAACAGGCAAGCCGGATCTTGAGTTTGCTAAGAAATTTGCAGAAGCAGTAAATAAACAGTTTCCAGGTAAGATGTTAGCCTATAACTGTTCGCCATCATTTAATTGGAGGAGGAATCTCGATGCAGACGCAATTAGCCGTTTCCAGCGTGAGCTTGGAGCAATGGGTTACAAGTTCCAGTTCATTACACTCGCTGGGTTTCATAATCTTAACTACCATATGTTTGATATGGCTCATGGCTATGCTCGTGAAGGCATGCCAGCATTCGTGGAATTA